AGAGGTTATCCCATCGGCGGTGCTAAAGCCTCCACCCTGCGCGGTCTACCACCAGCCGAGGATCTCCAAGTGGCTAACGACGAAAGTGGTCGTCTAATGCTACGTCTTGAGACATGGAGAGTGACCTCGGATGACCTTGCTGCCCTCCAGCCTTATATCGACCAAGGAGTTCTGTCCATCGTGACTAAGGAAGAATGGCTCGCGTTGGAACCCGAAGACGAAGACCTGTTGCCTGACCTTGACGACCTTGACGACCTTGACGACCTTGAGGAACTAGAACAGACATTCCCATGATTAAAACTAAAACCTACTGAAGAACTCTAATGTTTCAACACATCACACATCCCATATCAGGCATAGTTGGTTCCGCTATCGCTTTCATGTCTACTTTACCTGAAGATCTAGATACTGGCATCCAACTTCTCTCTACTTTTCTCGGCTTGATTATCGCCATCCTCTCTGCTATAACAGCAGTTGAGAAATTCCGTAACCGTAAGAAAAATGATTAACTACATCATCGAAAACAAAGAGCAGCTCTTCGGGGTTGTTACCGCCGTCATCGCAGCCGCATCAGCTATCGCTGCCCTCACCCCCACGCCAGCAGACGACACGTTCGTCGGTAAAGCCTACAAGGTCATCGACTGGCTCGCGCTCAACGTGTTCAAGGCTAAGGATAAGTGATTAGGTTGCTCACTGAGTTAATCAAGGCATACGTCGCTATGATTAACTGGAAAAGAAGACGATACGTTTATGAGCTGGAAGACGACATTGACGAGCTTGCCGCTGATGGCTCTCCTGCTGCCAAGCTGCGGATCGAACGCTTGGCGAAACGACTCAAGTTTGAACGAGAGCGCATTGCTCGACCCTCCGACGGTGACGCTGGTTGACGGCGTCACGTATCAGTTTGTAGAAGGCCAACTAAAAGGCCGAGGCCAGAAGTTCCACAGCGATTATTCATATCGTCGCGCAATCATCATCGGTAAATGAGTCCAAGCCAGATACTCGACAAGATCTTAGAACTTGTAGCCGCTTACAAAGCGGCTAAAGCCGTAAAGCGTAAGAAGGTTAAGAATCTCAAGAAGGTCGCCATCTGTGTGGGACACAGCCGGATCGGTGACAAAGGGGCCACGTCCGTCGGAGGCGTAGACGAGTGGTCTTACAACAAGAAGGTCGCAGACCTGCTGAAGAGCCACCTGCGCCACCAAGGAGTTCAATCCGTTGTGTTCGATGACTACCCGTCGGAGAGCTACAGCGGAGCGATGGACTGGTTAGGCGAAAGCGTTGCGAAGGAGAAGTGCGACATCGCGATTGAGCTGCATTTCAATTCTTACTCAAGCTCGAAAGCAGAGGGCTACGAATATTTATATTACCACACCAGCAACAACGGTCGCCGTCTGGCTGAGTGTTTCCGCGAAGCCCACGCCGAGACCTTTAAGGTGCAGTCGGACAGAGGAATCAAGCCGATTGAATCAGATGGTCGCGGGGGCGGGTTCCTGAGGAGCGTGCCACCACCAGCCGTGATCTGCGAGCCTTTCTTCGGTAGCTGCCCAAAGGAATGGGTTCTCTTTGACGCAAAGCACTCACTACTGGCCGACGTATACGCACAGGCGATTGTCAGTTACTTTAACAACCCATGAGGAACTACCAAAAAGAATACGACAACTACCACAGCAAGCCGGAGCAGAAAAAGAATCGGGCTAGCCGTAATGGCGCACGCCGTAAGATGGAGAGGCTTTTAGGCAAGCGGGTCAAGGGCAAGGACGTTGATCACAAAGACGGTAATCCTAGAAACAACTCACGCGGGAACTTACAACTACTCAGCAAATCAAGGAACAGATCCAAGAAGTGAAATCCCTAAAATCAGTCACGATTGCAGGTCAGCGGATCAAGATCCACAAGACTGAGTTAGAGGACTGTTACGGTCAGTATCTTCATGAGAAGCGTATAATCCAGTTACACAACAAACTACCAGAACACGAAATCATCCCGACCTTACGTCATGAAATGCTACACGCCGCCTTCCATATCGCTGGTATCTCGTTCTGCGAGAACTTTGAAGAGGAAGCCTGCGTCCGCTGCATCGACGAGGTCTTCTTTCCAGCCTACGAACGAATCCTTAAACGCTTAAAGTAATGCCAGACCCCGTATTAGTCAGACCAAACAAAAAGCCTTACAGTTTTTCAAAGCTCGCAGAAGAGGTTAAAAGCAAAGAAGGATTCGTCGCCAAGCCCTACAAAGACTCCAAAGGGTATTGGACTATCGGCTACGGTAGCCTCATTGGTGACGGTAGTGAGGCCGCTTACAAGAAGTCGCCCTATTACACTGGCAAGATTACAATGGGTAAGAGCGGTATCGCGAAGAAAGCCGATCTTTCCGGTAAGTCAGTCACTGAAGAAACTGCCAAAGCCATGATGATGAAATCGATTACCGACAAAGCGTCGCGTGCGATTAAATCAGATATGCTTGGCGACAAGTTCTTCGACCTTTCTCCAGACCTTCAGGACGCCGCTATTTCTTCTGTCTACAGGGGCGGCTTGTCTGGTTCACCTAAAACGATGGAGAACATCAGGGAAGGTAAATTCACTGAAGCCGCTAAAGAATTTCTCGACAATGACGAATACAAGGCGGCTAAAGAATCCGGCTCAGGCGTAGCATCCAGAATGGAGCTTCTCGCTAACCTTCTGAAAGAGGAAGCGAAGAAGAAAGCGTCGTTCGCAGAACGAGTAGAACAGAGGGTGAACGAATGAAGAAGAAGAAGAAGAAAAGCAAATCCAAAGTAAATGAAGCAGGCAACTACACGAAGCCTGAGATGAGGAAGCGTCTATTTAGAGCAATCAAAGCAGGGACCAAAGGCGGTAAAGCAGGTCAATGGTCCGCACGAAAAGCACAACTGCTAGCAGCAAGATACAAAAAAGCCGGAGGAGGCTACCGAGACTAATGAAGGAATTCAAACCACACATGATGTATGATAAGTCTGGCAAAGGCTACAAGGCTAACACCTACGAGCAGCACCTTGCCATGAAGAAGAAAGGCTACGGACACACTAAGCCGTCTACCAAGAAGAAGGCTAAGAAGATTATCCGTAAACGATCTAAAACCCAATCTGGTTACTAATGCCTAAGAAAGCTTCACAGAGATCTCTGGACAACTGGACAAGAGAGAAATGGGGAACCAAGTCTGGTAAGCCGTCGCTCAAAACGGGCGAGCGGTATTTGCCAAAGGCTGCGCGTGAGGCTTTGACTGACGAAGAATATGCCCGAACCAGCCGCAAGAAGCGTGAAGGTATGCGGAAAGGTAAGCAGTTCGTCAAGCAGCCGAAGAAGATCGCGGAGAAGACTGCAAATTACCGGAGCAAAAAGAGGCTCCTCAAGAAAGCGCGTAAGCGCAAATCATGAGTCGTTTCATACTCTACAAACCTACGCCAGAAGATGTCGCGGAAGCGTGCCGAAGATCCGATGCGTTAGGTGAGTTGAGGACATCGTTCACGAACGGTAAAGGCAACATGACTGGCTTCTTAGGTGAGGTCGCTTTCGAGAATACCTTCAAGCAGTTCGACTACGTCGGCGACAAGTCCTACACCCACGACTATGAATACAAGGGTCTCAAGGTTGACGTTAAAGCCAAGAGCTGCAACACCCCACCTAAGCTGGAATACAATGCTTCAGTAGTCAGCACCAAGTTCAGTAAGTTTGAGGCCGATATATACTTCTTCATGCGAGTCCACAAAGGTCTACGGAAGGTATGGCTCTGTGGTTGGACTCCCAAGAAGACGATCATCCACAAAAAACGATTCAACAAGAGAGGCACTCACGACAAAGACGGGTTCCGCTTCAAGGCCGACGGATACAACATCGAGATTAAGAAGACCCGTCGGCCCGATGCTTTCGAGTCATTCTTCCTCCGGCGGTAGTTTTTTGTGGTGAATATGACCCGTCTTTTTAAAGACGGGCCTTATTCCGTTTGGCGCGACGAGTTCAATAAACTCACTCAGCGGGGCATCCGCATAGAGGTCTATAGTAGATGAGTCTCCTCCTACAGCCTCTATCGCTTCACGTAGGTCTAGCCAGAATTCACCGCAAAGCTCCTGCCTCTTTATCTGAATGTCCTCGTTTGTCATCCGCTGCATAACCTATATCGTAATTCTCACTGAGGTCAATGCTCCACAATTTGCCACCGCCCTGTCCTTGGGACATGACGGGCCGGATCTTGTTATTAACACGGCTCGCTTCTTCCAGAGTGATCATGCCTCTCCGGCAGAACTCTAGATTACGAGAAGAACCGACATCGCGACCGTTGTTCAGGTCATGGATCATCACCTGAAACTCAGTCAGAGTCCCGCTCCAGCGATCCATGTCAGGGTGAATCTCACGGCAACGCTTGGCGAAGAACTCGACCAACTCCGCGATTGAACTGCGACTACTGTTGTCGTAAGCGGCGTCCGCGATGGTGGGGTCGATGTATGACTGCACACCGAACCGGCCAACGTCCTCGACCTCTTTGGGAACCTTCCAGTCGAGCAGGAACTTGCCGAAGTGCGGCAGCTCTTGTTCGATGGTAGCCTCTAGCTGTGAGTTAGCCGGAAAACTATTAGTGGACTTATTGCTAATCAACAAAGCCATGAGCTTATCGCGGTTACTGGTATCCAGAGACGGGATCACTGACAGTGAGTTTGCGTCCATGTTCAGCGACAAGATAACTCGTCCTGTCCAAGGAATAGACATGGCGTCCGCATACTTGGCCATATACTCGACTCTCGGATTAGCTACCGCACGCTTGAGTAGTTCGGTCGCACGTCTCTGGTCTTGGAAGCTAGCTGCCGAGGTCGTATCGTCAATAACCCATGAGGCGACACGACCTAAGTCTTTGTTGAACTTCGTCTGACCTGACAGGTAGTCAGACGCATCAGAGAAACCACCTACAAGGCCACTGATAATTTTGTTCGACAATAGCGACTTGCCACGGCCTGTCGGCCCGACCAGCAGCAGAGCTTGTCCCTGTAAGGGAACCCTATCCAAAACCGCAGTGTAGAAACGCTGCAACCATGAGTAAAAATAATCTAAGGCGGAGTTCTTTGAGCTATTCACGAATAGCTGATTCAGCCATTGGTGCAGGAATGGCCACTTCGATGGATCTCCGTCTGAGTCCGGCTCCACCGGAACTAGGTTAGAGCAGTTGAGAATACGGGTAGCATTGTAGGACACAATGCGGTCGCTTGAGAACACCACAGGTGCAATCTCATCGATCCGGTTGTTATTACTAACTGTCAGGACAGCTTCCTCCACCTCGCTGATCGCTCTACCTCTCCTGACCCTGACAGAGAACCCCGCTTGACGAAGCTCCAGCAGAAGTTGCTCCTTCGGTATCGACACGGCGTTTCCGTATAGGAGCTTGAAGAAGGTCTTACCATTGAACCAGTATTCGTCGAGTAAGGTAGACAGCTTCTTGGTCTCGTAGTCTTTAACAAATGAACTGCCAAAGATATCGCCCCAACTCATAAAACCTTTACCGGCGCGGTCGCTGTAACATACAACACCATCCTCCACGACCTGACAACCGTCTCGGTCGATCCCATCATCGATCCAGAACAACGGCCCTCTGGCTCCGACTTCAAATTCACCGAACCAGCGGTTCGGGAATCGGGATTCGACTTCAGGTGCGACGACATCTATCGGCACTGAGGTATCAGAAGATTCTGGTGGTTTAGATGACACCGCCTTCGACAGGCAAGCGTGGACTACGTCGGTCGGGGTCGCGTCTCCTGTTTTAATCCAGTCTTCGCCTAACTCAAAATATTGATTAGGTTTCAATGAAGTCTTATCAAAACCAGCGAAGAGTTTGTCCATCTTCAGCGACTTGTTTATGTAGCCCATGAACGAGTCATACATAGAGGGGTCAATCGGTATGGACGAATCGAATTCCCAAACTAGTCGGAGGTAACCACTTTGAGTTCGGCTGGCCCACGTAGGGAGCGGTATACCCACACAAGCGTTGGCCAACTTATTCCGAAAAGATTTCCAATCGAGAGGTGAGTCGTAATCTGCGACTACGCCGTGGATCTTGTGGGCGGGGTTGTCGTTGCTGACTCGTTTGGAAGGTGCGCGTCCTTCAACGCAAGAATAGAATATGTGGTCGGTATTACTGTTGCTGCACCATTCCCGATAGTCCGCTTTATTCTTAAATGGGGGTTTAGTTGGATTAAGGTTATCGAGTTTGCTGGTTTTCTGGGCTTTGCTGTCGCGTAGGTTACGCAAATATCTGTAGGTCATTTATTTTTGGTATTGGGTTAGAATTTCTCCCTCCGCATCCAGAGGGATATCGCTAATCCACTCAGGAGGAGTGGACATAATTTGAGTAATTTTTTGTAGGACTTCTTCGGCTTCGGCTTCATCACACTCGCAGATCACTTCATCGTGAACATGGAAGATAATGTCTATGCCAGCCTTGTCGATCTCTAACATCATGAAACTGAAAATATCTCTGGCCAGAGCCTGTGAGAGATTCTCAGCGAGGACTCCTCCCCACAGTTTCATGATGCGTTTCTGGCCGTTCCGGTTGATACTGGACACAAACTGAATTCGTCCTTGGGCCATAGTCTTGCGGATGTTCCCGTAGTTAAGAGACCTACCAGACGGTAGCGGTAGAGACAGGTGGCCGACATCATATGCTTTATCGATTTCTTTGTTGAGCTTCTTCCAGTATTGGGGAACCTTCGCGAGCTTGTTGCGGTAAAGATCGACAGCGTCTTGAGCTTCTTTCTGAGGCATACCATACATCTCAGCGAATCGTTTAGCCCCTGCACCATAGCCACAGCCCAATACGAGAGCCTTGACTTTGTGTCTTAGCTTGGCGTCTTTCTTCTTCAGGACTCCTTTGTCTTCAGACCACAGCCCGAACTGGATCGCGAACGCTTCGTAGATGTCGTCTGACTTCTCGATTGCGTCCATCGTCTCTCGGTCACCGGATAGCCAACAAAGAGTGCGGACTTCGATCTGAGAGAGGTCAACGACGACTAGCTTCTTACCTTTAGGCGCGGTAATGAGGTTACGCATATTAACCCCGAACATTCCTTCTCTCGGCAAGTTCTGGAGATTAAGATTACCTCCACTACCGCTGAAGCGTCCGGTGTGTCCTCCGAAATACATAATGCCGCCGTAGTATCGGTTATCTGGCATCGTCGCGAAGTCGAAGCTATCGAGCTTCTTCTTGATCGTGTTGATACGACGCCAGTTCGTTACGGCCTCGATCCATTTGTATTTGTGGCCATGTGCCAGTATCCACCGCTGGGCATCGACATCCGTTTTAGCGAGAGAGGCCGGTGGCTCAATGCCGAGTTGAATACAGTGTTCGTCAAATGCTTTCCGGCTAAGTAGAGGCTTCTCGTCTGCCCAAGGTATCGCCTTCTCTGTTTCAAAGATGAGTTCGTTGATTGTCTCCTTAGCTTTGCGTAGAGCGTCCACGTCAATCGGGATTCCCCTCTGAACGATGCGTCTGTTCGTGACGCTGATGTCCCGCTCAAACTGCGACCATTTAGACTCGTAAGCCTTCCACAGACGGAGGCAGAGGACGGAGTCCTTGATGGCGTATTCCTCTACCTCCTTCTGAAACTCTTTAGTCATACCCGCCCACGTCTTGCCGGACATGTTATCACGGGTGGATTTGGAGATCTCCAGATCGAAAGCTTCGGCAGTTGAGTTCTTCAGCGATCTCGGCAAGCCGACCGCAGCGGCCATGTCGGCGGTGCAGTGCCATTCGGCTGGTTTCACCTCCGGCCACCAACCGCAGTTGATTCCGTATAGGTAAAGTGTTTCATCGAATGATGCGTTATGGGACAGGACGATGTTGCCGTTAAGCAGGTTCCAGTCAAAATCTTCAGGATGGCCGACAAACTCGTAGCCGTCATCTCCGACAACGCTCACCATATAGGCGTCGAAGTCGTAGTGGGAGAAGTAACCTAACGGGCCAAGCTTTCGTATCGAGCAGTGCTTGTCGTAGTAGGTTTCAAAATCTAATGCGTATGTAATCATATAAGTATATTTGTGAGCAGAAAAAGCCCACCGCAAAGGAAAGACTGAAAAACTCTGCGGTGGGCTTGTATCCTACTAGTGTTACTAGTATTCCTAGTCCAATTCCAATTCGGTCTGCTCGCCAGTAACGTGCTGGAGTGCCTCCCGAACTACCCGCAACTTTCTCAAGTTGCTCCCGACTTGAGAGAGTTGATCCTCGACTTCAGCGATCATGCCGTCGAGCATCTTGATCTCTTCAAGCAGGAGATCACGGGTTTTTTGTTCTTTCTCTTGGTCAGTCATAACTACGCTCCGAGAAAGTTTTTAACAAAGGCGGTGACATCCTCATCGGCTTCTTCCTTAGTCACGCTGAGTGACGGATTAAACCAAGTATACTTGCCCTTGCTGAGTTCTTCAGAAACGAAGTTCCAAACTTTGCTATGAATAGGAACTCCAGACTGGAGAGCCGCGAATGTCGCAAGACGCTTGTAGGTCGAACGGTATGCGTTCTTACCCACGTTGATCTTGCCCAGTGCGTAGTTGTGGTCGCCGATTGGCAACTGGAACGCATCGCCTTCTTCACTACCTTCAGGCTGACGCATGAGGAGAGTGATCTCAGCGAACTCAGTCATGTCCCAATCCGACTCCGCTTCAATGGCGTCAGCTTGTTCTTTAGACCAAGCGATGCGGGGGATATCCTCTTCCTCGAAAGGGATGTTTTCCCGCCAGCCCTTTTGGGCAGCTACGGTGATCACCTTAACCGGAGTGTCCGGTGGGGCGATCTCGTATGTCTTGTCGAAGAGAATCGACCCGACAGGTGCGTCGGACTGAGACATCTTTTGACAGACGTTAATACGTGGAATCTCGATGTCCTCTACGTCGATTTCGATTCCGCTTACGTTGGTGGAGAGACCAGTGTTGGTCTCGGCAGCAACGACTTCTTGCTTTTGGGTTTTAGCCATAATATCAATTATTGGTTTGGTTTATTGAGTCGCGACACAGTGCCGCTCGTCTGATGTTTCTACGATTCCTGCGTCTTCGCATTCATCGAGGAAAGTTTGTCTGCTGTCGGTTCCTGCTTTCTTAGCAACCTTGGCGAGAGGGAAGTTAACTTGATCCAGCAGCGTGTCCAGATCAATTCCATATTTTTTTGCGATTTTTACAAAAGTCGCGTTATCGGAGATCTTTCTAGTCCTGCCCATCGAGCGGAGTTTAAGACCGTCAAGCTGCTCGCCGTCTTTAAGGGCGTCGAGTGTTTTACGTTTAATAGACATCGACCAGTTCTCCACGATCTTCGCGATGTTGAATAGCTCAGAGAGTCTGGCCGGATTATCAACGTCAGTAGGATCGATGTCCGGCAACGTGGTATCGAGTTTTTTGGCCACGCTGATAACGAGACCTCCTAGCGCAGGGCAAGTGTCTTCGTGCTTACAGAATCGGCAATACTGAGTCGGGGTGCATTCCTCTAACTCTGGCGTGCCAGACTCCCACTTCGGTCTGACTTCTTCGCCAGCCTTGATGACTCGGCTCAAGTCTTCGACCAGAGTAGGTAGATCATCTCGCGTAAACGTGTGGTGCAGCGTCGCATTGTGCTGCGGGACGTAGAACGCGAAAACGATCTCTTTGATGTCGGGATATTTCTGGAACGCTCCGGTCGTGTATGCCTTCGCTTGCCAGTTTTTTTCCGGCGGGTCGATGATACTGATTCCGGTTTTATAGTCGGCCATGACGGCTCTTTTCCCTCCTTTGAGTATTAAGAATCGGTCACAGGTTCCCCATGTTTCAGTGCCGTCGAGTGCGACCTCAACTTGGATCTCGTTAAGCTCTTCCTCGATCTCATCGAAGTTGCCCATGAAGTCCTTCTCCATCTCAACGATCTGCTCATAGATAGCGAGTTCTTCTTCGTTATGGAGAGCGGAAGGATCGAAGACTTCAAGAGCCTCATGAATACGAGTCCCCATCTCAGCGGCGGGTGACGTGCCGTCTCGGCCTTGGTAGCCAGCACAAGCGGCTACATACTTTAGGCTCGACGGAGAGAACTCTGCGTGTCCTCTGCTTTGGTGGTCTGGTTGGTTACTCATACACATCAAATATTTTCATGTTTAACTTTCATCATGTTGTCAGCTAAAGTCCACGCAAGATCAACTAGCTCGTTTTGATCACAATAATTTTCAAGATCCTTAAAGTGAATTTGAGCCAGAAGACCATTTAAAGCCTGACCAGCATAATAATCAAACATTTTCATGTCTTCCATATAATCAATATTGGATATGAAATCAAAGTCTCTCTTTTTTCCTTTAGTGTTTGGTTTAGTGTTTGGTTTAGTGTTTTGTCTAGTATTCATAATGTTACTTTTTTCTACTTTTCTTTTTGTTCGTTTGTCTTCCTTTAGCGTGTTTGGACACGTAAAACGCGGGAATCTCAGTTGCGAGAAGAGGGTCAAACTCAAAACCATTAGAGCCGGTGCCTACGCTTTTTCTATATGTCGGAGAAAAACCAGTATTTATTTTTATTCTCCTTCCGTTTGATTTTTTGTGCATTCCTTTCATAATTCTAGTTAGTTGGTTTAATTTCTTGAGCAACGCTCTGCAAGATATTTCGGATAATAGACCTGATCTCAGGATCAGTTTTTATTTTCTGGTCTACCGATTTAACAGCGTGGATGATACTACTATGCGACACGTATCCGAAATAGTCCGCGAGGATCTGATACTGGATTCCGTAGTTTACCCGCAGCAGTCCCGCCGC